GGGATCGGCATGGGTTGGAGGCTTTCGGCGGGCGGACCGTCGAACAGGAAGGCTTTGCCGGGGTACAGGCGGAGGTTCTGGCCGGCGACGAGTTTGCGCACGTTGAGGCCGAAAACCTGGTTGATCGCCAGCGCCTTGTTGTCGATGCGGCTGCGGACGGTCGCGTCCAGCGCCCGCTGCGGGCCGCTGGCGATCTCCGCGATACCCAGCCCGTAGAGCTGGCCGGGGATCGGCTCGAACTGGAAGACGCGGAACGGGCGGCGGCCGGCGTAGGGGTTGCCGACGACCTTCAACACCTCGTCGTTGGCGACGATGGCGTGGATCTCGGCGCCGCCGTCACGGGCGATGTCCGCCGTGGGGTCGCCACCGGCTTCGGACAGGATCTGGTCGGTCACACCGGCCTGGTCAAGCACCGACTTGGGCACCCAGCCCCACCAGTCGAGCACTTCGTACGTCTCGGATGGGACGAGCTGGGTCAGGCCGGTCTGTTCGAGCTGCGCGCGCTGAACGTCCGCGATCAGGCTCTCCGAGTTGGCGCCGTCGGGGCTCGGCGGGGCGCTGTCGCTGGTCGTGACCAGCAGGCGCTTCACCGCGTCGAGGTCGAGTAGACCGTCTCTTGCGTCTCGGAGAAGGGCGGCGCGGTGTTGGAGGCTGCGCTCGATGATGCCTTCGGCCCGGTCGATGCTGCCGTCTTCGGACAACGCCGTCGGGTCCACGAACACGTCCTCGATGTTCGGGATGCGGGTCGTGGGGTGGACGAGGGGGGTTTCGTCTACGACGACCTGGGTGACGGCTCTTTGGGGGTCGTCGGGGGCAGCGGGATCGGGGACGGAGACGCGGGTGACGTTGCGGTCCACGACGACACGGGGCTCGAACTTGAAGAACACGGTGCCGAGCAGGTTGCCGCTGGTCAGGCCGCGCTCGACCTTCGACATGAAGCCTTCGCGGTCGAACAGGTACGCGAGGTAGTCTTTGAACAGACTGGCCCGGTTCTGGTGGGCCGCGGAGCGGGGACCAACGTCGAACCACGGGTCGGACGCAGCGAGGATCTGCAACTCCGCGTCGGTGGCCATGTTCACGGCCTCGCGGGTGGCGGGCATCTTGATCTGGCTGCGCTCGCTCTCGCGGCTGCGGTCCTCTTTCGTCTCGAAGCAACGGTAGGTCCGCCACGCCTGCTCCCACTTGTCCTCAAGCTCGGAGCGTGCGTCGGACCACGCTTGCTTCTTCGACCGGATGTAGTCGGCCAACGGGCCGCGAGGCTTCGCCATGGACCACCCCCTACCCGCAGTATGCAGGAGTTGCGCAGCTGGGGTCAAGGGGGTGCAAAAAATTCATAGAAAACCCCGCGGGTTGCGCGTGGACCGGCGGAGAGTTTGGTCCAGAGGCGTGCGGGGTGCGTTGGCGGGGTCAGTAGCCGGCGATGGGATCGGCGGGACTGTAGCCGGCGTTGGCCTGGCGGAGATAGTCGGCCAGCGAGCCGCGCTGACGGTGCTGGAGGGGGTGCTGGAGCAGCCGGCGCAGGTTCTCCATCTGGTGATCGTCCTTGTCCCGGGGGCGCTGCTTCGCGCTACGGTCGCCGGCCGTGTGGCGCCAGTCGTCCCAAACGTAGCGGGTCAGCTCGAAGATCGTACGGTGTGCGTTGTCGAAGAAGTAGAGGCTCGGCAGGCCGTTGCGGCTCTGGAGGGCGTTTCGGACCTGGAGGATGCCGCCCGACAAGTCCTTCGAGCCGAACTCGAGGGTGATGCCGTGCGCGGACAGGCGGCGTTCGAGGATGTCGTACGTCGTGTCGCCCCGGTTCTTGTCGCCCTGGCTGGCGGGGTCGATGATCGCGAGGTCGATCTCGTGCGTGTGCTTGTGATAGTCGATGATCCAATCCGCGATCTCGTCGGGGCTGCCGTACGCGAACTTCTCGTGGACCACGAACGCGCGCTCCTTCTCGTCCACTGCCACGAACAGGAGCGCCTGCTCGGTGCGGGGGTGCGGGTCGATGGCGACGCCGACGGTGTAGTCGGAGGGGACTTTGAACGGCTTGATGACGTGGGTTGTCGGGTTGAACTCTTTGTAGACCAGACCTTGCAGGAACAGCCAGCCACCCTTGATGCGCGTGGCCTTCTCCTCGTCGGTCAGGCTGCGCTCGAACTCCGCGATGGCGCCTTCGTCCAGGTAGGGATTGTCCCGAATGTCGGCGTTGATGAACCGGACGGCCCGGTCGGGGTTCGTGACCAGCTCGTCGTAGATCCAAGGTTCCTTCAGCGGCGTGAACGTGAGCAGTGCGATGCCCTTGTGATCGACCAGACCGCGCTTGAGCGCGATGTACTTGGACCGGGGTGGGGGTTCGTCGAACCAGACGAGGTGGCCGTCCCAGCCCTCAAACACGTCGTCGTCCTGCTCGTAGGACATCAGCTCGATGGTCGAACCGTTCTTGAACGTCCAGTATGCGTCGAGGCCCGCGTTGCTCTTGCGGATCGCCTTGATCTCCTCCTTCGGCACGAACTCGTGCAGCTTGGGGACAAGGATCTCGCGCAGGTGATGGCCCTGATCTTCGCCACAGATGCGGATCTTGATGGGGGGCCGGAACCGGGTCCGCTTCTCGTTCCAGGGGGTCATGCCCAGCGCCATCGAAACGACCATGGCGCATCCCGCCGTAGTCTTGCCCGAGTTGTGGTGAACAACGCCGCCCGCGACGTAGTTGTGCGGGCCGGGCACCTCGAAGTCCCACTTGACGTCCTCGCGGAGATACGTTACGGTGGTAATAGACACGGGGAAGGAGGAAACCGATGCCGCCAGGAGTCTACTATCAATGGGATGAGGAACAGCTCCGGAAGTGGATCGCGGAGGGTAAGACCCATGATTGGATAGGGAGGGAATTGGGGCGGAGCCCCAAACTTGTGTCGAAGGCGTGCAAGCGGCTGGGCATCGTCTGTCGGCCCCGGGGGCCCAGACGCGGAGAAGGTCATCCAGAGTGGAAAGGAGGACGGCGCGCAGACAAAAATGGCTACGTTCTGGTCTACGTTCCAGGGGGGCATCCTCACGGTCGAGGCCGGGGCCGCCGCTACGTTCTGGAGCATCGGTTGGTGATGGAACGCCATCTTGGTCGGGTTCTCCTGCCGACCGAGGTTGTTCACCACCGCAACGGGGACAAGACGGACAACCGGCTGGAGAATCTGACTCTGTTCCAGACGAACGGCTCCCACCTTCGCCACGAGCTGACCGGCCGTTGCCCGCGTTGGACTCCTGAAGGGTTGAAGCGTATGCGTGCGGCGGCCCAGCGAAAACGAGAGCGTCGCCAGGGCGCAGTTCCCCAAGCGGCTGCCACCGACCATCCGGTCTCAGGAGGAGGTGCGTAGCCGCCGCCTCGAACCACTCGCCGTTCGACAGCTCGACCCGGTAGATGGCCCCTGTTCCCTTCTGGAACGGGGGGCCTGCCTTTGCAACCACTCGCTGCCCCGTCTCAGGTTCCAGCGCGTAGACGTGGTGACCGCCCACGATCTCCTCGACCGGGCGCGAGATGTCCAGCACGGGGTCGTAGATCAGCGTTCGGCCGCCGAGACAGCGGTTTCCACCCTGAAACCCGACGATGAAGCACTCGTAGTCGTTGATCGCGGCGATGAACTCGGCCTGCTTCGGGTGCGGCACGAAGTGCTGGAGCCGGTGCGCCTTCGCGTGGCTGCGGACCAGTTCCAGCACCTCGACCTGGCGGGCCGTGACCTTGCGCAGCTTTTCCGACAGCGCCGCGAGGCGCTTCGCGCGAAGGTCGGGGTCCGTCGCCGTCGCGGCCTTCGGGGGGCGGCCTCGGCGCTTCGGTGGGGCCGGCGGGGACGCGGCGCGCGGCGGGGTTGCAGCCATGTTGGGGCTGGTGGCGCCGGCGGGGCGCGGCGCAGCGGGGGCCGGGGCCGGCGGGGGCAGCGGGATTCTCTCGACCATGGCTTCAGCGTAGCATTCGGGGGTGGGCGGGGGCAAGTGTCGGGGGCCTGGATTTCGGGGGCGCGCCCTGGGAGAAACCTGTCACCGACCGCGCCGCCCGCCGCCCGGGGATTACCCTCGGGGCCGGC